TATAAATGCTGGAGTTATTTTAATAAGTCAAACTGCAACACCAATTATTAGTCATTGGGGTTCTGCTATGATGTCCGATGGTGGATTTGATGAAGATAGAGGATATATTTTTAACTATCAATCTACAAACACAACTATTAGTACAAGACGAACATCAGCTTTTGCTATTAGATTAGCACCTACAGTATCTAATGCAATCACAGGAGATTTAGGTGTAAGAGAATTATTAAATAGAGCTCAATTATTACTTCAAGGTATAGAAGTTACAGCGGGAGGTAGTACAAATTTAAACTCAGCTCTTGTAATTGAAGGTGTTTTAAATCCACAAAATTATCCAACAAATCCAGCTTTAATTACTTGGAACACTTTAAACTCAGCTGCCTTTGGAGGACAACCTAGTTTTGCACAAATTGCTTTAGGAAGTAGCGTAACATTTGAAAATCAATTTACATTATCTACTACTACTTCAGGAGCAGCGGTAGGTGCAACTACTATACCAGTAGCAAATACAACAGGATTACAAATAGGTGATGATCTTACTTCAACTACTGTATTAAATGCTTTTGCTGGAAATACTCGTATTACAGCAATAAATCCTGGTACAAGTGTTGTAATTAATAATCCAGTTATTACATTATTAGGAGCTAGTGCCAATGTTACTTTTTTCCGTAATACTTATGCAGTACCAGGAGAAACTATTTTTTCATTTATTGCAGGACAATCTAGTAGAGACGCTTTAGATTTAGTAAACTTAAAAGAATTAACAAATACACCAATTGGTGGTAGAGGAACATTTCCAAATGGACCTGATGTCTTGTTTATAAATTTATATTTAACTCAAGGAAGCCCAATTTTAGGTAACGTTGTTCTTCGTTGGGGTGAGGCTCAAGCGTAATTCGTCCACTTCTTTACACCAATCAGTAATTTCATCTTCAGCCATAACGTTAGAAAAACCACTATATTTTACTAAAAATATTTTTTTACCCCACGCATTTAAACCCATATGTTTTAATTCGTGTTTTACAACAGCTGTTTTCACATGCAACCTATTATACAAGCAGCTTCAGCATACTTTACAATATATTTTGCACCTACAAGGAACAAAAAATATGAACCTACTACAAAGGCACCTACTTTTAATAGAGATATTATATCATCTTTAGTCATTTTTTTATTTTTGTTGTTAATATACATATAATATACACTGTATTTTTCATTAAAACAAGGGTTAAATTGGTATTTTTTAAAGAAATATGTCAATAAAATCAATGACTTATCTATTGTGATTAAAAAAATCAAACTAAATAGTAAATATATGATTGATTTTGACAAAATTGATGATTTATCATTTATGATTGATGATATTGATTCGAAAAAACCAAAAAAGGTAAAAAATTATGGCAAAAAAAGTAAAAGGAAATACAAATTCCTCAAAAAAAGATAGTACACCTAAAAAAACAAGTATAGGTCGTGGGCATTTCAGTACAAAAACATTAAACAAACATAAAAAAAGAAGTTTGAAACCTTATAGAGGTCAAGGTAGATAATGCCAGCAGTTTGCAGACAAGGAGATACTCTTACTACTGGACATTCTTGTTCAAGTACAACAACTTTAGACGTACCAAGTCAAGGTACAGTAAGAGCCAACGGAATATTAATTGCAAGAGTTGATGACGTAACAGTTTCTCATTCTGCCCCTCCCGCACCTCCTTGTCCCAATCACGTTAGATTTGTTAATATGGGCTCTTCTACAGTTAGTGTTGTAGGTAAATTTATTGCAAGAATAGGTGACTCAACAGATTCAGGCGAAATGATTACAGGTTCTGCTAATGTCTTTGCTGGGTAACGTATAAATATTGTAATATGCCAAATTACGATGCATCAAGTACAGTTTCCTTAAACAAAAGTAAACGAGCTACTAGATTATATAAAGATTTAGATTTAGATTTCGGTCGTAATTTAGTAACAAATGATGTTAATAAATTGACTGATGTTGAAGCTGTTAAAAGAAGTGTACGTAACTTAATTAACACATCACACTTTGAAAGACCTTTCCATCCAGAGATAGGTTCTAATGTTAGAGCGATGTTATTTGAACCAATGACGCCGTTAACTGCATTGAATTTGCAAAGAAAGGTACAAGAAGTATTAATTAATTTTGAACCTAGAATAAGATTAGTTCAAATATTAGCAAGACCTGATTATGATAAAAATTCTTATGATTTAAGAATTATGTTTTATGTTGTAGGAACACAAGAACCGGTAGAAGTGCAAACATTTTTAGAAAGATTAAGATAAGATGGCAAGTAATAAATTAGAAATATCAGATTTTGATTTTGACAGTATAAAAGCCAATTTAAAAACATTTTTACAAAGTCAATCAGAATTCCAAGATTATAATTTTGAAGGTTCTGGATTTTCAATTCTTTTAGATACACTTGCTTACAATACACACTACCTGGGTTTTAATGCTAATATGTTAGCTAATGAAATGTACTTAGATAGTGCTGACATTAGAAAAAATATTGTGTCATTAGCAAAGATGTTAGGTTACACACCAACTTCAGTAAGAACACCTATTGCAAATATTAATATAGCTGTCAATGATGGAACAGGTAGTTCAATTACTATGACAAAAGGAACTACATTTACATCTACTGTAGATGGTATTGGATATCAATTTATAACAAATTCGGATATAACAATTACTCCTATCAATGGAGTTTATAATTTTTCAAACGTATCAATATATGAAGGTACTCCTGTTTCATTTAGATATGTGGTAGATACAAATGACCCAGATCAAAAATTTGTAATACCAAGTTCTTTAGCTGATACATCAACACTTGTTGTTAAAGTACAAAATAGTTCAGTTGATACAACTACATTTACATATTCATTAGCTAATGGATTACAAAACGTTTCAAATTTAACAAAAGCATATTTTTTACAAGAAGCAGAAGATGGTAAATTTGAAGTTTATTTTGGTGATGGAATAATAGGTACATCTTTAATAGATGGTAACATAGTTATCTTAGAATATATCGTTACAAATGCTACAGGAGCCAATGGAGCAGCTACATTTTCTGCAACTTCTACTATAAGTGGATTTAGTAATTTAACTATAACAGTAAATTCAGTTGCACAAGGTGGAACTTCTGCCGAAAGTAAAGAGTCAATTCGTTTCAATGCTCCTTTAAATTATGCAGCACAAAATAGAGCAGTAACTACAACTGATTATGAAACAATTGTTAAATCAATTTATCCAAATGCGCAATCTGTAAGTGCTTGGGGTGGAGAAGATGAAGAAAACCCTGTTTATGGTACAGTTAAAATTGCAATTAAACCATCATCTGGTTCATCATTAACATCGGCTACTAAAGCAAGTATTGTTACTCAATTAAAAAAATATAATGTTGCGTCTGTTAGACCTGTAATTGTTGATCCTGAAACTACTACAATATTATTAACTTCATATGTCAAATATGATCAAAAGTCAACTACTAAAACAGCTGAAAATTTAAAAACAGATATAGTATCATCATTAACAAATTATAATAATAGTACTTTACAAAAATTTGATAGTATTTTTAGATATTCAAAAATATTAAGATTGATAGATGATGCTGATACGAGTATTGTATCAAATATTACTACACTAAAAATAAGAAAAACATTTACACCCATATTAGAATCTTCAACTAGATACGATATTTACTTTAGAAACCCAGCATATAATCCAGTTGAAGGATATAATGCTTTAAATGGTGGTATTTTAGAATCAAGTGGTTTTAAAATATATGGAGATAGTACAAATGTTTATTTTTTAGATGATGATGGTTTAGGAAATGTAAGAAGATATAGATTGATTGGTTCAGTAAAAATTTATAATGCAGTACCACAGGGTACAATTAATTATTTAACAGGTCAAATTACTTTAAATTCATTAAACGTATCAGATGTTGAGGATATTAGAGGAGAACTATCTACAGCTATTGAATTAACTATTAAGCCAAATTCTAATGATATTGTTCCAGTACGAGATCAAATACTTAATATTGATATTGCAAATTCTACAATTATTGTTGAACCAGATACTTTTTTAGGAGGTTCAGCTGATGCAGGTATAGGTTATACAACAACACCTAGTAACAATTAACAATGGCAAAGTTTAAAAACAAAATATCTAACCTGATAAATTCTCAGGTTCCAGAATTTGTATTATCAGAGCATCCTAAATTTTTAGAATTTTTAAAAGTGTATTACACTTTTATGGAATCTGCTGAATTAAACATTACAGGAATTCAAACTACTGATGGTATTGCTTTAGAAGCAGAAAGTCAAGTATTACAAAACATATTATTAGATGGAACACGTATTGAATCAGATAGAACACCAGCAGATGAGGGTGATAAATTAATTTTAGAAAGTTCTTCTTTTGGTAAATTTACTAGAGGTGAAATAATACAAGGACAAACATCAAAAGCACAATCAACAATATTAGCAGAAGATATAGATAGCTCTAAACTTTATATTTCTTCTCAAAATAAATTTATAATGGGCGAAACCGTACTTGGTTTAACGTCTAACGCAAGTGCAATTGTAAATAACTATCGTCCTAATCCAGTAACAAATATACAAGAATTATTAGACTTTAGAGATCCTGATAAAGTAATCTCTAATTTTTTAAAACAATTTAGAAATGAATTATTTGCTACTTTACCTGACAAAGTTGATGATAATATTAATAAAAGAACATTAATAAAAAATATTAAATCTTTATATCGTTTAAAAGGTACAAATGTAGGTAATCAAATATTTTTTAGATTATTATTTGGTTTAGAATCAGAAACTTCATACCCTAGAGAACAAGTTTTAAGACTTTCAGATGGTAAATGGAATACAAGTAAAATATTAAGAGGAATAGCAACACAGGGTGATACAGGTTTATTGATAGGTAGAACAATATTGGGTGTAACTTCAGGAACTACTGCCATAATTGAAAACGTATTTAAATTTCAAATTGGTAGTGATGAGGTAACTGAATTTGTTTTAAACACTAGTTCTATTTCAGGCAATTTTATTATAGGAGAAGAAATTAGAGGAACACAATTTGATAATGATTTCAATTTTATAAAAGCAAACGTTACAGGAGTACCAAATATTCCCGTTATAACAAATTCAGGAAACTTATATACAGAAAATACAGTAATTGATTTAATAAGTGGTGGTCAAGGAGCATTAATACAAGTAGAAAATGTTGGTCGTTCAGGATTGACAGATATATTTGTAGAAAATGGTGGAACAAATTACGAAATAGGTGATGACGTAGTATTTAATAATGCAAATACTAATGGTGGAGCTGCTGTTGCTAAAGTTTCAGTTGTAAATGGTGGATTTACACAAGAAGAAAGTTCAAGTTTAATTGACGATCATATTATTTTAGAAGATGAAACTGTTAAAGGTGATTTATATGTAGGAAATAAATTTGTACAAGAATCTAGCACTGGAAATAAAGATATTACTGATGTTAGACTTATAAGTCCAGGTTTTAATTATTCTAATTTACCTACAGCAACTGTAAATAGCTTTTTAGGTAGTTCTGCTGTATTAAAAACGTATAGTCCTAATATTGGAAAAATTTTATCATTAAAAATAGTAGAACCGGGTAAAGGATATCAAAATTCTCCTGCTCTTACTTTAAATATTCCAGTTAATTTATTTTATTTAAATCGTGCAGGAACATTTATAGTTGGAGAAACGGTATCTGCTTTAAGTATTGATAATTCTACTATAATTACAGGAACATTAAGATCACAAAATAGTGGAATAAACGTTTTGTATTTAAATCCAGTAACAGGCACGTTTAAAAAGAATGTAACTATAACAGGATTAACTTCAGGAGCAACTGCAACAATAAAAGAATTTAATAGAGCAGCAGCAACATCAAATGTTGTTTCAGTTTTAAATACTAATGGAACTTATATAAATCAAGATGGACAAGTTTCAGAAAATACAGTTAAAATACAAGATAGTTTATTATATCAAGATTTTTCTTATATTATAAAAGTAGGAAGAACAATTAATGATTGGAGAGATAGTTTTAAAAAAACAAATCATTCTGCAGGATTTTATTTTATAAGCACTTTAAATATCGAATCAAATCTAAACGTAAGAATATCATCTCCTGTTGCTGGAATAACTTCAGGCATTATTGATACGCCTATATACAGTGTTGTCAACACGTTATTTGCTACAATTTTTGGTAGAAGATTAGGAACATTAACAGATGGTACTTCTTTAAGAGCAAATGCTAATAGAGGAGTAGCAGCAGATTTAAATCCTGCAACAATTGAACATTTTACACCTAATACTAGAGATTTAACTTTAAGATCAAAAAACAATTTTAACTTAGTTTTAAAAGAAAATACAAATATAAGAAATAATGATACGAGATTTGGTAGAGCTCTTAGTATTAATTTAAAATCATTGGATTCTTTGTTATTAGATCAAAATTTTTCTACACAAATAGATTTACAACAATTAAGTTCAATTACACTAATAGGAACTAAAAATGTTGCAATAGATGGTGAATCATTAAATATGGGAGATTTTCTATTTAAAAATAAAACGTATTTTTCAATACCATCTGAATCAACAAGAGATTTAACAAATGGAGCAGATACTTTTGATGAAGATATTAACACTTTTGATAACAATATTGTAACAACTGACGCCACTCCTGTTCCTAATCCTGGTATATAAAGTTTATGAATAAGTATATAAATAGTCGTATAAATAATAAAAAAGGAATTACAATTGTCTAAACAATCAGTTAATATTGGAAGTGTAGCAAACGACGGTACGGGTACAACACTACGTGCTGGCGGCAATATAATCAATTCTAATTTTACAGAACTATATAACAATTTAGGTGACGGTAGTAATTTAAAAATAAACGTTGCTGGTGCAACAACTAACAATGTTTTAATATATGATGCAGCAAATGCTAGATTTCAACCTGGTTCTGTAGCAGCTACATACTCATTGTTCGTACAAGGTACTTCTGGTGCAGCTCAATTATTAAATAGTGGAGACACATTAAATATATTAGCTGGTACTGGTATTAATACAATATCATCATCAACAGATACAGTTACAGTTTCAGTTGATAATAGTGTTGTTACTCTTACAGGTAATCAAACTTTAACTAATAAAGTTTTAACTTCTCCTGTAATAAATGGAGGAGCAACTCTTACAGCAACATCAACAGAATTAAATTTATTAACTGGAGCAACTGGTATAGTTACAGCAAATAATGCAGTAACTTTAACAAATAAAACAATTAATGGATCAAACAATACAATTACAAACATTAATGCTTCTTCTATAGGAAGTGGAAATGTTTCAAATACAGAATTTGAATACTTAGATGGTGTATCAAGTAATATTCAAAATCAATTGTATGTTTTATCTGTGGCATTAGGTTCTTAATATGGCAAAAAAATTACGTCAAAATTATTACTTTCAACCTGGTATACCTTTAGCTAGTAATAGAAATCCTATTGCATATGCAAAAATTGTAGCAAATAAAGAATTTATAAAAGATGAAGTTGAGGCATATGTTACTCAACAAAAAAACTTGGGTAATGCTCCATTCATTGGTTACGTTTTTTCAAGTGCTGCATTACAAAATGATATTGATGCAATTATAGAAGCAGCAATATACGATTTAAGATATAATGGTAACGCTTCAACTAGAACAAAAGCTGCAACATATTGGGTAGGTGCAACTTCTATAATTTCTGGTACAAGAGTTCCTGAAACTACTTATATCACTTACTGTAGAAATATTATCAATAATTATATTTTAACAAATACAATATATCCTACATTACAAAGTCCTGTAATGACTACTCAAAATATAAATTCTGGTACAACAGCAGAAGCAGGCGCAACTGCAAAAATTACTACCGGATTTACAACAATCACAGATACTATAACAAATGGATTATCTAGTTTACCTGTTCTATCTCCTAACGTAATTAGTTCTATAGAATTAATAGGAAAAGTAGATTTAAATGATTTATTATTAATTACAAATGTTACAGATAACGAAGTACTTTATAGTTTTGGTGATGTTCTAAAAGGAGCATCAACTACTTTCTCAGCTGCAAATTCTGTAAACTTTCCTAATGCTTTAACAGTTGATAATGGTACAACAACAGTTTATTTAAAATACAATACTGATGCAATGTCAACTTCTGATGTTTTACAAATATTTGAAGAATCTGCAGAAATGATTGTAAGACCTTACGATTTTGGAACAGATGCAATTGAGCGTATGAGAGTTGCAAGACCTCAAGCGATGATTGATGCTGACTTTGAATATGGATTACAACCTACTAAGTGGCAAGCAATTGCAACACAAAGAGGATATCCATCTACTTATGAAATACCAGGTACAGAAAAAAATGTAGTATCTGTTACAACAGATGCCTCTGTTACAAGTGCTGGAGTTGGACCTTCAATTATAACTGTGACTACTCAAGGAGCGCATGGATGGAGTGTAGGACAACCTTTTACAATTAAAGCATTATCTCCGTCTACTTTAGGATTTTCAAGAGCTGAAGGAAGTTTTATTGTAAATACTATACCAACTTCTTCTTCATTTACTTATTACGCTAAAGCAAAAGTTGGAACTTCAAGTGGACAAACAGTAGTAACTTCAACAACTCTTTTAAGAGAAGCAGGATTTTATACTGGAGCAGGAGTAGGCAATCCTACATATTCAGTATTTTCAAATGGTTCAAGTGGTTCTTTTTCAACAATATTAGCAGCGCCTTTAGGTGCTACAAGTTTAACTTTTACAGGAGCAGTTCCACCAAACGGTGCTCCTATAACTGTATCTTCAACTACTTCATCAGCTCCTTACATAACAGTTGGTACACAAATTACCTCAAGTTCAGGAGCAGGAGGAACAGTTTCAACAAATTATGTTGCTACAGATGCTGCATTAGGTTCATCATCAGTTACACTTTCAACTGTAGCAGGATTAAATCCAGGAATGGCTATTAATAATGGAACAGGAACACAAGCTATAATTACTAATATAGTAGGAAATGTATTATCTTTAAGTTCTGCTTTAACAACATCACTTCAAGGAGATGTTCAAACATACACATCTGTAGCATATTCAGAAATTTTATCAACTGGAGTAAATGCTAGATTTAACATTTCAAGAGCTGGTGGTTCTTATTCTATCGCGGGAATAGCTGTAGCAGGTTCAGGTTATGCTGTAGCAGACACTTTGAAAATTTTGGGTTCAGATTTAGGTGGAGTTGAAAATGATAATGAAACATATACTGCTGTAACATTAACTGAAATTGTATCAACAGGAACAAGTGCAACTTTTAACGTAAATAAAACTTCAGGAGTGTATGATACTGTAACGATAAACAATGCAGGTACTGGATATTTTAAAGGAGATGCAATTAATATACCAGGAACAAGTTTAGGAGGTACTTCTCCAACACACGATTTAAGTATTATTATTACAGGTGTTACGAATGATTCTACAGGTGGAGCAATTACAACAATTGGTTTTGGTGGAACTGCAAATGGATCAGGTTCTTATACTGCAGTTTTTGGTACAAATACTTCTACATTAGCATCAGGACTTAATATTAATATTAATAGAAATGCTGGAGTATATACTGTTCCAACTATTACTAGTGGTGGAAGTAATTACTTTATAGGTACAAGATTTTTATGTACAGGAACTTCTTTAGATGGAACTTCTCCTACAAATAATGCTACAATAAGAGTAGCTACTACTAGCGTAGGTGCTGTAACATCAGTTACAATAACGGGAACTGCAGTTTTAGGAAATGATTTAATATTAAGAGTGGCAACACTTTCTGGTTCAGGTATTGCTACAGCAGTAATAGTTTCTGGAACAGCTGTTGCAGGTACTGCAAGCTATTCAAATAGAATTCCTTATGCAACAAGTAATGGTTCTACTGGTGCTGCTATTAATATAACAAGAAATGGTGGATTATATACTTCCGCAGTTACTGCTGGAGGTAGTGGTTATGTTATAGGACAAAGATATAAAGTATTAGGAACTCAATGCGAAGGATTAGATGTTACGAATGATGTTGCACTTATAGTAAGTGCTGTAAGTACTGGTGCTGTAACTACTTTTACTACAACTGGAACAGCTATTAGAGGTAGTCAAATTCCTATATATTCAACATTAGCATTAAGTGCTCCTACTATATTAGCTTCTGCAGCAACTGCTACAGCGTCTTATGCTTCAATTGCAACAATTCAAGTTGATTTTGCATCACCACACGGATTTGTCCCTGGTATGTCTTTATTATCTGTTGTTACTTCTGACGCAGGTTCAAATAATCATAATTTAGCTTCTGGTCCTATTATAGTTAACAATATTCAAAGTTCTACTAGAATAAGATACACTGCAAGAGCATCAGGTACCATTTTAACATTATTAAATGATTCTTCTGTAGGTGCTGCAAATATTCAAGGATCAATTTACGTAAGACCAGATGCATTTTTTGTACATAGACCTTTTGATGGTGGAGTTCAATTAGGTACTGGAGGTCCTCAGCATGGAGGTCAAGCAATTCGTCAAAGTAAAAAATATATTCGTTACCAATCAGGAAAAGGCGCTATGTATAATACAGGTGCTCTTTTTGCTCCTAGTTATCAATTAAGAAGTGTTACTGCATCAGGAACAGCAGTAAATTCTTTAATTACGCTTGTCGCAGATGATACTGACCACGGATGCCAAGTAGGTGCTGAAATTAGAATAGAAGGTGTTATTACGCCAGGTTATGACGGACACTATATTGTATCAAGTATTGTTGATGAAAGAACTTTAACAGTTATTGCAACTAACGTTCTTTCTAATTCTACAGCTGAATTAAGTGCTGATGCTAAAATGAATTTATATAGATGGAAAGGGGCTGTTGTAAGATCAGGTCCTTATGATGATCAAAATGGAATATTTTGGCAATATGATGGACAAAATTTTTCTGTAGGAAGAAGATCATCTACATTTCAATTAGGTGGTACTATTGCAATTGATGCAAACTCAAATAGTATTACAGGTACAAATACAAGATTTAATGATCAATTAAAAGCAGGTGATAGAGTTGTTATAAGAGGTATGACACACGTTGTAAGTAATATTACAAGTCAAACTTCAATGTCTGTTACTCCTGATTTTAGAGGCGTATCAAATGTAACTGGTGGATCAATTTGTAAAGTGGAAGATTTAATTATACCTCAATCAGAATGGAATTTAGATAAGTGTGACGGTACAGGACCAAGTGGATACGTAATAGATCCTACTAAAATGCAAATGATAGGTATACAATTTAGCTGGTATGGTGCTGGATTTATAGATTGGATGCTAAGAGGTCCTAATGGTAATTATGTATTCTGTCACAGATTAAAAGGAAACAATTTAAATACTGAAGCTTATATGAGAACAGGTAACGCACCAGTTCGATATGAAGTTTTAAATGAAATACCAAGCACTAGACTAGATGGATCTATTAATAGTTCAGCAACAACAATTACAGTGGAATCTGTTTCAGGTTTACCAACTTCAGGTGTTGTATATATTGATAATGAGTTAATTTCTTATACAGGTAAAAATGCTACGGCAAATACATTAACAGGTTGTATAAGAGGTACAACATTAACTAATTTTAATGCTGGAGCGACACGTTCATACTCTGCTGGAGCGGCTGCTTCACATAATGATAATGCAGGAGTAATTTACGTAACAAATACTTGTAGTCCAGCAATATCTCATTGGGGTTCTGCATATTTAATTGATGGAGAATTTGATGAAGATAGAGGATATATTTTTAACTATGCTCAAACAAACTTATCAGCAACAACTACTAAACAAACTGCATTTTTAATTAGATTAGCACCTAGCGTATCAAACGCAATTATAGGTGATCTAGGAGAAAGAGAATTATTAAATAGAGCTCAATTATTACTTGAAGGTATTGAAATAACTTCAGATTCAGGTAGTACAGGTGCAATTATTGTAGAAGGTGTTTTAAATCCACAAAATTATCCTGTTGATCCAGCTTCAGTATCTTGGACAACGTTACAAGGTGTTGCTCAAGGAGGACAACCTAGTTTTGCTCAAATTGCATCAGGAGGTTCTGTAACTTGGAAATCTGGAGCGGGTACAACAACTCAAACAGGAACTACTACGGCTGCTTTAACTGCTTCAGCAACAATTGCTTATAGCACAGGTAGTGGTAGTTCGGTATTATATTTTACCTCAGCAAGTTGGAATACAACGGGAATAGTTGTAGGATCGTCAATTACAACTGCTTCATATAATAATGCTGTTATCACTTCAATAGTAGATTTTGGATCATACATTCAAGTTCAATTTAATAGAAGTTTACCTACTACAAATTCTGGCACAACAATTGCATTTACATTTGCTGGTAACGCTGCAGCAGGTACAAGTATTTTATATTTCACAAAAGCAACTTTTGACGCTAGCGGAGCAGTTGCAGGAACATCTGTTGTAGATGCAAAATTCCCTGCAAATACAAAAGTAGCTACAATATCAGCTACACTTACATATGGTGGAACACAATACTATAGAGTAACATTTACACAAAACGCTGTTTCTGCAGTAACTGCTGGATCTACAGTTACGTTCCAATTTTTCCAACCTGCTTACGCACTACCAGGTGAAACAGTATTTTCGTTTATTGCAAACTCGGGAGAAAGTAACAGTTTATCCCTATCAAAACTAAAAGAATTAACAACTACTACATTAGGTGGTAGAGGAACATTTCCAAATGGTCCCGATGTTTTGGCGATAAATATATACAAAGCTTCTGGTACTGCTGTTAATACAAACATATTATTACGTTGGGGAGAAGCACAAGCTTAAAAAAATATGCCGGCAATTATAACAAATAAATTTAGAATACATAATAGTGAACAGTTTGTAGAATCTTTTTCTGAAGCTGCGTCTAATGCTTATTATCTAGGTATTGGTGCTCCTTTATCTTGGGGAACATATACAAGAGCAGATTTAAGAACTGACATTACAGGTTCTGATACTTCTCCTATTGTACCTGCGGATAGTGTTACAGAAGAACTTTATACTTTTGATGATTTATTAGCTGCTAAAAAAATTACAGCTTCAAATGTAAGTTATGTTATTCCTAGAAGAAATTGGACTGTGGGTACAATTTACGATATGTACAGAAACGATTATGGTAATAGAATAACAGGAACAACAACTACTTTAACATCAACAAGTGGTGCTTCAAATTTATTTGATACAACTTTTTATGTTTTAAATTCTGCATACAATGTATATAAATGTTTAGACAATAATAATGGTGTTGCTTCTACAATTGAACCTACAGGAACTTCAACTTCTATACTTTCAACAGGCGATGGTTATAAGTGGAAATTTATGTACACTTTAAGTGCCTCTCAACAAATAAATTTTTTATCTACAGATTTTATGGCTGTTCAAACAAACAGTACAGTACAAAGTGCAGCAGTAGATGGAGGAGTAAATATAATTAAAATTAAAAATGGTGGTACTGGAGGAACAAACGGCACTTATGCAGGTATTCCTTTAAGAGGAGATGGTTCAGGTGGATTTTGCACAGTAGTAATTTCAGGAACAGCTGTTACAGGTGTAACAGTTACAAGTGCAGGTACTGGTTATACTTTTGCTTCAATAAGAAACGCTGATATTAATACTGCAAGTTCTGGATTCTTAACAGGAGCAGAATTAGATTGTATTATTGAACCTAAAGGTGGACACGGTTTTAACGCAGTAAAAGAACTTGGTGGATTTTTTGTTATGTTGAATATTAATTTAGAAGGAACAGAATCAGCAAACACTGGAGATTTTACAACTGAAAACGATTTTAGAAAAATAGTATTATTAAAAGACCCAGAATCATTAGGAAGTGTTGCAACATCATCTACGTTAAGAACAACAAAAGCTATTAGAATTGCTGCTTCACCTACACCAGGAACTTTTCAAGTAGATGAAAAAATTAGTCAAGCAACTACAGGTGCTGTAGGTAGAGTTGTAGAATGGGACTCTGTTAATAGAATTTTACATTTTGTTCAAACAAGATTTGTAGATGGTGGTATCAATGCTAGTGGAAACTTAGTTGCATTTAGTGGAGCAAACATTATTACTGGCGCAACATCTGGAGCAACAGCTACTCCAAGTGCTTCTGCTAGTGAAACAGCTGATAGTATAACGTTTTCTAATGGTTATGCTGCTTCAGAATTAGATGTTGATAAGGGTGATGTTATTTACATTGAAAACAGAGCACCAATTACAAGAGCAGCAGACCAAACTGAAAATATTAAACTAATTATTGAATTTTAAAGGAAGATATGCCAAGTCCAACTGACTTTAATCTTTCTCCATACTATGATGATTTTGCTGAAAGTAAAAATTTTCATAGAGTACTGTTTAGACCTTCATTTGCAGTACAAGCGAGAGAATTAACACAGTCACAAACAATATTACAAAATCAGATTGAAAAATTTTCTGATCACGTCTTTAAAAAAGGCGCAATGGTCATACCTGGTCAAGTAGCATTTGATTTAAATTACTATGCTATTAAATTAAGCGCAAAATCTTTAAGTAATATAAATTCATATATTGGTGTAATTTTAACAGGAGTAACTTCAGGAGTTCAAGCAGAAGTTGTTAATGCTGTAGCAAGTGATGGTACTGATCCTGATACTCTTTATGTTAAATATATTAAAACAGGAACAAATAATACTAGTTTCGTATTTACAAATGGTGAAATTTGTAATTGTACAGTAAGTTCAGCTGCTCAAACGGTAACTGTTAACACAACTGCAACTGGTTCGTCTGCATCAATTGCAAAAGGTGTTTATTATATAAATGGTTATTATGTTACCATTTTAGATCAAACAATAATATTAGACAAATACACAAATACTCCAAGTTATCGTATTGGTGTTGATATAGTAGAATCTTTTATAACTGCTAATGAAGATGGTACATTAGTTGATAACGCAGCAGGTACATCTAATTTCAATGCTCCAGGTGCACATAGATTTAAAATATCATTAACATTATCAAAAAGAGCTTTAAATTCTGTTGATGATTCAAACTTTATAGAATTATTAAGATTAGAAGAAGGAATACTACAAAATCAAATTAGAACAACTGAATATTCTGTTTTAGAAGATACTTTTGCAAGAAGAACATATGACGAATCAGGAGACTATAGTGTAAAAGATTTTGATATAGATTTAAGAGAACATTTATTATCAGGAACTAATAGAGGTATTTACACATCAGGTAATGGTGGTGTAGAAACAAAATTAGTAGCTGCAATTGGTCCTGGTAAAGCCTATGTTAAAGGTTATGAAATTGAAACAATAGGTACAACGTTTTTAGATATTGATAAAGCAAGAGATTTTAGTACATCTAATAATTTTAAAACTAGATTTGATTTAGAAAGTTATGTAAATGTTTCTAATGTTTATGGTGCTCCAGATATTACATATAATCCTGGAGAAACTGAAACATTTAAAAATGTAAATTTATATGATACTGCTACAACTAATAATAGATTATCATATTTAAGTGCTACAGGAGCTGATGTAAGAGGTTCATTAAAATCTACATCTGGTGTGGCTGTACCTCAAATAGGTAGAGCAAAGTCTAGAGGTTTTGAATTAAATAATGGTATTGCAAGTTCTAATTTATTTGCAACATCATCTTTAACAAGTAACGTTTATAAACATTATCTTTTTGATATAGAAATGTTTACACATCTTAACGTATCTAAAGCAGTAGCATTCACTAATGGAGAAAAAGTTACAGGAAGTACTTCTGGAGCTACAGGTTACGTTCAAACTATTTCATCATACAAATCGGCTGTAATTAGCAATATGTCTATTGCAAATCCTTCTATTGTTACTTCTACAGCTCATACATTTAAAGAAGGTATGCAAGTTGAGATTTCAGGAGGTACTTGGTCAATCAGTTCAGTTACAGTTGTTGCTGCTGCTGTTTATACAGTAAAAAATCCAACAGCAAATACTTTTGAATTATATGCATCTAATGGAACTAGTCCTGTAAGTGTTACATCATTTAGTTCAGGAGGAACTGCAAATCACGGTGTTGTTGTGTTAGCTAACGTTTTAGGAACATTTACTAATGGAGAAACTATTACAGGGTCAACATCTGGAGTAACATCAACAGTACAAAATAATGTTTTAGGATTCCACGGTGTACAAAACTTTGATTTTTCTTCTGTAAAACAAATTGGTATGACAGGTGGAGCAGGAATAAACTATACTGCTGATACAGAAACTAGTGCAGCTTTTGGAGATAATTACCAACTATTTGGAACGTTTTCAATTGCAAACAATGGAACAGTAGTTACTGGTTATGGAACATTATTTTTAACAGAATTAAGACTAGGAGATACAATACATTTTACAGCTGACAATGGAACTATTATAACTAAAATTGTTGAGTCTGTAACATCTAATACTAGTTTAACATTTTCAACTGCAGTAGGTGCATCTGATGTATCAACAAAAACAGTTGGTGTAAGAAGAAGATCAAAAATAAATGGATCTAATAAAAACATTTCAGTATTTAAATTACCATACGAAACTATTAAGACTTTAAAAACATCATCTAATGGTAATATTACAGATACAAATTTTTATGTAAGAAGAAATTTTATAGCCTTATTATCTGCAAATGGTGATGCTCAAATAACGGCAGGAACAAATGAAACATTTTCAGGATTATCTGAAAAAGATTTTACTGTTTCGATTTTAAATTTAGGCGCTGGTATTTCTGGAGCTGTTGGAGATATTTTTAGTTTATCGGGAAATAATCACGAAGGTGATCCAATATTTACTTTAACCGGTACTCCTACTGGAAAAACTTTATCACTAGATTTTGGTGCAAATTTTGCAGGACATAAAATAAAAATAATTGCCACAGTATCACGTACTGTTGCTAATGAAAAAACAAAAACGCTTGTATTAAATTCTAGTTTATCTATTTCAACTCAAACAACAATACAATCTGGTTTAATAGGTTTAAGTAAAGCAGATGTATACAGAATTAATGCAGTTTATATGTCAGCAAATTTTTCTACAAATGCTACATCTTCTGATACTGATATTAAATCAAGATTCGATTTAGATACTGGACAAAGAGATAATTTTTATGATATAGGTAGACTTAAATTAAAACCAGGTTCTCTTAATCCTACCGGTAGATTATTAATAGACTTTGATTATTTTTCTCACGGTTCTGGAGATTATTTTTCTGTTGATTCTTATACAAGTGTTATTGACTATAAGGATATCCCTTCTTATACTTCAGATACTTCAGGATTAACATATCAGTTACGTGATTGTTTAGATTTTAGACCTAGAGTTGATGATGCATCTATTGTTGTTGGTTCTGGTCAATTAAGACAATACAGCGGATTGGGAGCATCTGCCGTAGATCCTGTTCAATTCAATTCTGATATTACTACAGATTTAGAATATTATTTAAAACGATTTGATAAAGTATTTTTAGATAAAGATGGTAATTTTAAAGTTGTTAAAGGAGCAAGTTCTTTAACTCCTCAACTTCCTAAAAATTTAGATAATGCTATGCATTTATTTACATTAGCTTTAAATAGTTATACATTATCATTAAAAACTTCAGATATAGATATTGAAAAAATTGATAATCGAAGATATACAATGAGAGATATTGGTCGTTTAGAAAAAAGAATATCAAATGTAGAATATTATACTCAATTATCTTTACTAGAAACACAAGCACAATCTTTACAAATACAAGATGCAGAAGGTTTTGACAGATTTAAAAACGGATTTATTGTAGACAATTTTACGGGTCACGGTATTGGCGATGTAGGTAATTTTGATTATAAAGTTTCTATGGATATGGCTGGTGGATTCCTTAGACCAATGTTTAATTCTGAATCTGTAAAATTGATTGAAGCAACAAGTTCAGGAAACACTACAATTTTAACAGCTGATAGACTAGCTTCTAATTATCAAAAAACTGGAGATTTAATTACTTTACCTTACACAGAAGTAAATTTAATAGAACAACCTTATGCTAGTAAATATCTAAATGTTAATCCTTTTAATATATTTACTTGGGCAGGAACAGTAAATCTTGATCCTCCAGGTGATGAATGGAAAGAAACAAATAGAGTTCCTGATTTATTAGTTAATGAAAGAGGTGCTTTTGATACAATGGTTGAAGCACTAGGTAATCCTAATTTAGATAGCGTAGAAATTGATACTGTATGGAATGAGTGGCAAGATTTTTGGCAAGGATCTTCAGCAGATAGAATTAGTAGCGAAAGTACAAGATGGGCTGGAAGAGCTCTTGTAAGAGATAGAACAATTGAAACATCACAACAAGTTTCTCAAACAAGAACAGGTATTAGAACATCTTTAGTACCTCAAGTTGTAAGAACTGCTTTGGGTGATAGAGTATTAAATATAGCATTTATACCTTTTATAAGAAGTAGAGTAATAAATTTTACAGCTACAAGAATGAAACCAAATACAAGAGTTTATCCATATTTTGATAACATAAGTATTGCATCTTACATAACTCCTACAGGAGGAGCTCTTGGAGGACCTTTAATAACAAACGTAAATGGTTCTGTATCAGGTACTTTTAGTATTCCTGATTCTACTAATAATAATAATCCAAGATGGAGAACTGGTCAAAGAGTATTCAGATTAACTAGTTCAATTACAAATTCAACAACAGATGTTGAAACTTCTGCTGAAGCAGATTATATA